CGGCGGGCGGTGTATCCCCGGCCCCGTGCGGGTGTGGCGGAATTGGTAGACGCACCAGATTTAGGTACTACCAAGGCACCAACCTAAAGTCCATTGACAAGCTGAAACACCAGTAAACGTAGGCCTTTCGGGCCTGCGTTTTTCTTTTGCGCCGATCTACTGGACTTCCGTTAGATGTGCGCCCGTCAGCAACAAGTGTTGCGGGGCCGTTGCGGATCGCCCGGTCGATTAGGTGCCACCATTCCTGTCGCGGAACCAAACCCCGCAACAACCACACCCACTGGAGACAGATCACATGATGAACGAAACCTACCGCCGCCCCATCGAAGAACTCTCGGCCACCTACGGCGACGAGGCCGTGGCCATGGAGCTTGCCATGGAGGAGCGGATGGTGACCCTCGGTCGTGACCAAGTCCGCAAGCAGATCGCCAAGGCCCGTGAGGCAGGCAACGAGAGCGGCACTGGCTACGGCAAGACCCTGATCGCCATGTCCGTGGACACCATCAGCGAGGCGATTCGCACCTTCATCGACGGGGCCAACAGCAGCCGCGCCGGGAAGCGCCACAGCGCCATCAAGTACCTCGCTCAGGTGGACGCTGACGTCGCCGCCTACATCGCCATGCGCTGCGTGGTGGACAGCCTGACGGGCAAGAAGCAGATGCTCCAGCGGACGGCCATCAACATCGGGTCTCGCATCGAGGACGAGGCACGGTTCGCCTGCTTCGAGGACGAGAACAAGCGCATGTTCAAGCGGGCGCAGGACAAGGCCAAGGCTGGCACCATGTACCACCGCAAGAAGAACACCATGGCAGGCTACGAGCGCCGCTTCGTCGAGACGGAGTGGACGAACTGGCCCGAGCAGGACCGCTTCCACATCGGCATGAAGCTGATCGAGATGGTGCAGGGCACCGAACTCATCTCCATCGGGGAAGAGATCACGTCGCGCCGGGACACCAAGAAGGTGATCGAGCCGACGCCCAAGCTCCTGTCGTGGATCGAGCGCGAGGTCTCCAAGAGCGAACTGCTCACGCCTGCCCACATGCCCATGGTCGTGGAGCCGCTGCCGTGGACGACGCCCTTCGACGGAGGGTACTTCACTCGTGAAGCTCAGGGCCGCAACCTTCTGGTGAAGACGCGGAACATGAACTACCTGACGGAGATGGCAGACAACGCGGACGAGATGCCCGCCGTCTACGCCTCGATCAACGCCCTCCAGTCTACCCGGTGGTCGATCAACAGCCGCCTGCAGGAGACCGCAGAGGCCCTGTGGAGCGCCGAGGCGAGCGGCGGGGTGATGCCCTCCCGTGAGGACACGAGCCACGTCCAGTGCCCCTCCTGTGGCTCCTCCGTGCCGCTCCCGACCCTGAACACCCGTGGCTCGACCGAGCATGAGTGCTTCGAGGACGAGGAAGTGCTGCGCCAGTGGAAGAAGCTGGCCTACGAGACCCACTCCATGAACGTCAGCCTGCGCTCCAAGCGCATGACCACAGCGAAGACCCTCAAGATCGCAGAGATGCTGAAGGACTTCGACGCGATCTACTTCCCGTACCAGCTGGACTTCCGGGGCCGGGTCTACGCGATCCCGAGCTTCAACCCTCAGGGTGCAGACCTCACCAAGGGCCTGATCCATTTCGCAGAGGGCAAGCCCATCGAGGATGGCGTGGCCGCTGGCTGGCTGGCGATCCACGGGGCCAACGTGTGGGGCTTCGACAAGGCAGCGCTGGAGGATCGCATCCAGTGGGTCGAGGACCACGCCGGGATGATCGAGGCCTGTGCCAAGGACCCCTTCAGCAACCGCGACTGGCAGGCTGCCGACAAGCCGTGGCAGTTCCTTGCGTTCTGCTTCGAGTGGGATGCCTTCATGGACGAGGGTTACGGCTTCGTGTCGCGGCTGCCTGTGGCTCTGGACGGCTCCTGCTCTGGCATCCAGCACTTCTCCGCCATGCTGCGTGATCCGGTGGGCGGTGAGGCCGTCAACCTGACACCTCAGGAGACCCCTGCGGACATCTATCAGGCTGTCTGTGACAAGGTCGTGGAGAAGCTCCAGAGGGACGCTGGTGCATTAGGTTCCACCATTGCTCAGGGGACTACTATAGTTTCCTCTGAAGGCCCCCTCCTTGATGGGTCTAATCCTGAAGGAGGAGAAGCTATAGGGAAAACTATAGTGGGGACTGAAGGGTCCTCCGAACTCTCCGTCGAGGAGATGGCTGCAGGGTGGCTTGCCCTGACACCGAACCGGAAGACCACCAAGCGTCAGGTGATGACCCTGCCGTATGGCTCGACCCGCTTCAGCTGCCGTGACTACACCGAGGTGTGGATGCGCGAGCGCTCCCGTGAGCTTGGCTACATGCCGTGGCCCAAGGAAGCCTCGTTCAAGGCCACGCAGTACATGAGCGACCTGATCTGGGACAGCATCGGGGAGACCGTGGTCGCCGCTCGTGAGGCCATGGACTGGCTTCAGTCCTGCGCCAAGGTGGTGGCCAAGGAGGAGCTTCCTGTCTACTGGACGACCCCCTCTGGCTTCCCTGTGATGCAGCGTTACCAGAACTTCAGCAGCCGCCGGGTGAAGACCAAGCTCGGGGATGCTGTGGTGAAGCTCTCGCTGCAGCAGGAAGAGGACAGCATCGACAAGCGGCGCATGGCCAATGCCATCAGCCCGAACTTCGTGCATAGCCTCGACGCCACCCACCTCGTCATGTCCACGGAGCTTGCGGTTCACAACGGGATCGGCAGCTTCGCCATGATCCACGACAGCTTCGGCACTCATGCTGCCGACACGGCCATGCTTGCGGCCTGCCTTCGGGAAGCCTTCGTGGACCTGTACCATGAGAAGGACGTCCTCGGTGACTTCCGAGACCAGATCATGCGGCAGGTGGACCCATCGAACCAGAAGCAGATCAAGCCCGTCCCAGCCAAGGGTGAGTTGGATGTCTCCGTAGTGAGGCAGTCCGACTTTTTCTTTGCCTGAACCAATGCAACTTGCGTTGCCTGTAGTGCAACTTGCACACGGTGGTCCCGATTAGGTGCCACCCTTGAACACACAAAACTTACGACAACTGGAAAGGACGCCAACCATGGCTAACAACGAACTCACACTCTTCGACTTCAACGGCGCAGACATCCGCGTGATCGACATGGACGGGGAGGCTTGGTTCCCTGCAAAGGACGTCTGCGATGTTCTCGGCATCAAGGTCGCCCGCTACGCAGTGAAAGCCAACTGCGACACCGAGGATTTCCGCACGGTCAGCGCCTCTGAGGTCAGTACCTCTAACGGTGGTTCAACCAACATTAGCTTCCCCAACCGTGGGATGCTCTGCGTGAACGAGACAGGCATCTACGACCTGATCGGAGCCAGCCGGAAGCCTGAGGCTCGGAAGTTCCGCAAGTGGGTCAACGGCACCGTGCTTCCGCGCATCCGCCGGGACGGTGGATACGTTTTGGGCGAGGAGAAGATCGAGACCACCGAAGACCTCCTTCGCATGAACAACCGCCTGCACGAGTTCAACGCCAACAAGATCAAGCAACTCGAAGGTGAGCTTGCCGAGAAGACGCAGGACCTCAACACAGTTTCCGAGCGTACAGTCACAGGCAGCCTGAGGCTCACCCAGCTTGCAGCGCAGTTCCCCGGTGTGAACCTGAACCAGATCGCCAACGACCTGTGCCGTGAGAAGGTGCTGCATCGTCGGGGCGGGCAGCTCCACGCCTACTCCAAGTACCGTGACACCCACTTCGGTGAGCGCATGGACATGACCAATGTAGGGCCGAAGTCCACGATCATCGTCCTCCCTGAGGGCCTGAAGCTGATCGCCAAGCTGATCCGCCAGCGCAAGATCACAATGAAGAAAGGCTACTGATTACAAGGCCTTGGGGGTGGGGCCGACGATTAGGTCCCACCATAGCACTACCCGAAACTCCAACTCCGACATCTGGAAAGGACTACCGTGTCATTCAACCGTGACATGATGAACCACGCCTCCGTGAAGGAGAGCGCGGCATCAACCATGCGCGTCATCGACGCCGCTCAAGACCTCCCGCCGCATCTGCAGCTGATCGGCATCACCGCAACCTTCAAGCTCATGATCGAACGCTTCGGTGTCCCGGCGCAGGACGCCTTCACCGTGGCCGACAACATCATGAACACCGCCCAAGGACGCCGCGTCGAGTTCGATGCAGTCCGGGCCTACCTCGAAAACGAAGTGTGACCATGGGCTACCGCAGCACCCGCAGCCGCGCAGTCGGCACCCTCATCCGCACCGCGAGGACGTACATCGAAGCGTCCCGCCCCATCCCCCTCGACCTCTACGCACAGCTGGACGCCGCTGGCGTTGACATCACCGAACTCGAAAGGACCATCCGCAATGGCTAAGAAAGAAATCATCACCCCCATCGGCGTCTTCAAGTACGCCCACCTCAACAAGCCCGACACCAAGTTCAACGCTGACGGCGAGTACAAGGTGACCCTGATCCTCGACAAGGACGAGGACAGCACCAAGGCCCTGATCAAGAAGCTCGACGCGCTCCACAAGGAGGCCTTCGAGGCTGGGGTCGAGCAGTTTGAGGAAGCCAACGGCAAAGCCAAGGCCGCTTGGAAGAAGAAGGGCATCACCGAGCCTGTCCTCAACGACTACTACGACGACGAGGTTGACGACGAAGGCAACCCGACCGGGAACATCGAACTGAAGTTCAAGACCAAGGCCCAGTTCAAGGACCGCAAGACTGGCGAGATGAAGAAGAAGACCGTGCCGCTCATCGACGGCAAGGGCCAGACCATCCCGACCAAGAAGCGCCCGCTGGTCTACGGCGGCACCGAAGGCCGGATCGCCTTCGCGACCAACGCAGCCTTCATCCCCAAGGGCGCTGACGTGTACCTGGGCCTCTACATCAACTCCGTCCAGATCACGAAGCTGGTCTCCGGTGGCGGCGGTGCCAATCCCTTCGGTGCAGTCGAAGGCTCGGGCTTCTCCAGCGACGAGCTTGAGGAGTACGAAGGCGGCGCATCCGACGACGACCTCGAAGATGACGTGGATGATGACGAGGGCGACCTCGACGACGAAATCCCGTTCTAAACCCACCAAGGAACTCAGGGGGTGCAGCTTAGGCTGGCCCCCTTTTCGCGTTCCAGAAAGGCACTCATGCCCAAGAAGAAGCTATCCCTTCGACAGAAGGCGGTGGCGGCAGGGTATCGTTCAGGCCTCGAAGAACGGGTGGCGGCAGAGCTTCAGACCGCAGGCATCGACGTCCGGTACGAGGAAGACCTCATCCGGTTCATCAAGCCTGCCCGCAAGTCCCGCTACACCCCTGACTTCGTGCTGCCCAACGGCATCATCATCGAGACCAAAGGAAGGTTCGTAACCGCAGACCGTCAGAAGCACATCCTGATCAAGCAGCAGCATCCCGATCTCGACATCCGCTTCGTCTTCTCCAACCCCAACACCCGCATCAGCAAGACCAGCGCTACCACCTACGCCATGTGGTGCGACAAGCATGGCTTCGACTACGCAAAGGGCTCAATCCCTGAGGCGTGGCTGGAGGAAGCTCTGGACACCTTGAAGATCGAGGCCCTCACAAAGGCTGGTATCTCATGACCTTCAACCTACCCACTGACCTGAAAGGAAAGTTCGACCACCTGATCGTCCACGTCACCGCGACACCCCCGAGCATGACCGAGGTCAATGCCGACTGGGTGGACCGTATGCACCGCCGCAAAGGCTGGACTGGCAACGGCTACCACGCGATCATCACCCGAGAAGCGGAGCTTCAGCACACGCTGACGGGCCACCGCACTCGCCCCTACCACAAGTCTGGCGCTCATGTCGGAGGCTGCGGCCCCGGCTGGAACGGGCGATCCCTCGGCATCTCCATGGCTGGTGGGGTCCTCGAAGACGGGCGCACCCCGGCAGACAACACCACCGACGAGCAGAAGGCCGTCCTCCTGTCCTTCATCACCGAGGCCATCGACGCCTTCGACATTCCTGAAGACAACATCATCGGGCACCGCGACCTGATCAAGCGCACCGGGTCTTCACCCAAGGCCTGCCCTTGCTTCTCCGTGCGGACGTGGCTCGACGAGCTACACACCGACGCCGAGCGCCTCGACTTCTCCCTGAAGGCAGGCCCAGCGCCCCGTGGCGAGAAGCTCAAGACCACCAAGACCTACACCGTCCGCGAGGGCGACACCCTATGGGCCATCAGCAACACCTTCGGTGTCCCGCTGCGCACCCTGACACGCCTCAATCCCGACGCTGGAGACCTGATCGTCCCCGGCCAGAAGCTCCGGCTCTTGGGATAAGGTTCCACCATAGCACTACCCGAAACTCCGCCCCCTTCAGCAGCAGCTGTTGGGGGCTTTCTCGTTCTGACAACTGGAAAGGCAACAGCCAATGACTGACGTGACTATCAAATCCTCCATCTACGGCGGCGACACCGTGACGCTGGAAAAACTCCGCTACTTCGACCGCATCTCCATGGAGTCGGACGACGAGAGCAACAACGTAGACATTCACATGACCTTTGAAGAAGCCCGCAAGCTGGCCAACGAACTGCTGCGGATGGCAGGCCCAGCGCCCAAGCCTGAGCCGACCCCCGTGTCCAAGCCGCAGGGCTACACCGCGCTCACGCCGCAGGCCCAGACGATCTACCAGCACATGCGCCGCGCCGGGTCCATCTCCTCCCGCGAGGCCATGAGCGACTACGGCATCACCTCCGGGTCTCTGGCCCGCCGTGTCGTGGACATGGAAGAGGCTGGCTTCACGATCATCCGTGACCGCCGCGTCCACCCGATCACCCGCCGCCGCTACACCCGCTACTCGGTCGTGGCCTGATCCCTCTCCCTCAGCATCACCCAAGGAACACCCCAATGAAGAACCCCTTCAAGCGCAAGCAGTCCGTCGCCTCCATCATGGCAGGCTTCACCAAAGCCCGTGACCAGCTGGTCGCCCACCGCCGGGAACAGGAGGCGCGGATCGACGCCCTCGAAGAGCAGATCGCAGCCCTGAACGCGACGGCTGACGCCGCTGCTGAAGAGAGCCTCGAAGCTACCAACGCGATCCTCAATCTGGAGCGCTTCTTCGTCCCCTCTGAGGACGTCTGAAGATGTCGGAGGAAGCCACCAGCGTCTTCATCGAACACATCCCGTGTGACCAGTGCGGCTCCTCCGATGGCAACTCCCTGTACTCGGATGGGCACCAGCACTGCTTCGTCTGCAACGCCTTCGTCCCCGGCGACGACAGCGACCATCAACCCCACAAACCCAAGAGGAACTCCATGAGCGAAGACCTACTCCCCCGTGGGGATTACATGGCGCTGTCGGCGCGTGGCATCTCCGAAGAGACCTGCCGCCGCTTCGACTACACGGTCGGCCAGATGTCAGGCAAGAAGGCCCACATCGCCAACCTCCGTGACAAGGACGGCAACACCGTCGCCCAGCACGTCAGGATGAAGGGCAAGAAGTTCCCGTGGATCGGGGACAAGGATGAAGCTCTGCTCTTTGGGCAGCACGTCGCTCGTGACGACGCATCCAAGCTCATCATCACCGAGGGCGAGATCGACGCCATGTCCGTGTGGCAGGTCATCTCTAGCTCCCGCAACCGCTGGTCCGTTGTGTCCATCAAGAGCGGGTCGAAGGGAGCCAAGGCCGATCTGGCCGACCAGCTGAACTGGCTCGAAGGTGCGGGTGAGATCATCCTCATGTTCGACATGGACGAACCGGGACAGGAGGCAGCGCGAGAGTGCGCCCGTCTCTTCCGCCCCGGCAAGTGCAAGATCGCCAGCCTCCCCCTGAAGGACGCCAATGAACTGCTCATGGCAGAGCGCGGGGCCGAGATCGTGGACGCCATCTTCGAGGCCAAGGAGTACAGGCCCGAAGGGATCAAGCGCATCTCGGACGTCCGCGAGGAAGTCATGACCGACCCGGTGAAGGGCCTCCCGTACTGGGACGAGCGCCTCACCAAGGCCACCCTCGGTCGCCGCATGGGCGAGCTTGTGGCTTGGGGCGCGGGCACTGGCGTAGGCAAGACCGACAACCTGACCCAGCAGATCGACTTCGACCTTACGGAACTGCAGGAGCCTGTCGGGATCATCTTCCTTGAGCAGCAGCCCGCCGAGACTGTCCGCAGGATCGCAGGCAAACACGCAGGCCAGATGTTCCACATCCCTGCCGAAGAGCTTGAGGACCCGTGGACGGCTGACCAGCTGTCCGATGCCATCGACAGGATCGACGCCAACCAAGGCCTGTTCATGTTCGATCACTTCGGGGTCGCCAACTACGACCGGGTCGAGGAGTACATCCGCTTCCTCTACCACAGCCAAGGTGTCCGCATCTTCTACCTCGACCACCTGACCGCTCTGGCCGCACAGGCAGAGAGCGAGCGGATCGAGCTTGAGAGCATCATGGCCCGCCTCGGTGGGCTGGTGAAGGAACTGGACATCTGGGTCGGCATCATCAGCCACCTCGCCACCCCCGATGGGAAGCCCCACGAGGAAGGTGGTCGGGTCATGATCCGGCACTTCAAAGGCTCCCGGTCCATCGGCTTCTGGTGCCACTTCATGTTCGGCCTAGAGCGTGACCAGCAGGCGGAAGACGAAGAGACCCGCACGACCACAACCCTTCGCGTCCTCAAGGATCGAGTGACGGGCAGGGCCACAGGCAAGACCTTCCACTACGGCTTCGACCCGTATGCCGGAAGGCTGATCCCGAAGGATGCTGCCGACCTCGAAGGGGACACTGAGTTCCCCGCTGACGGCGATCCATTTTGACCACACCAATGCGACATAGAAAGACAGCCATGCAAGATACACTCGTGCCCGTTTACGACCGCACCAACAAGACCCGACTGCTCGGCCACATCGAGCCGCTCGGAGGCCTTGGGGATTTCGTCAACGTCGCTCTGATGGCGGCCCTGCCAGCGCGGCCTTGGGACGCCCCCCTCAAAGACACCGCGATGGATGCACGGAAGATCACCTTCCACAAGGAGTGGCGCAAGCGCGTGACCCGCGAGACTGCGATCTCCCGAGAGTGGGTCGAGGAACTCATCTACACCACCTCCGACAAGCTCGAAGACCTGATGATGTTGGACCGCTACCGCTTCCGCCTCCCCGGCGAGACCCCAAAGGCAGCCAAGGAGCGCCGCTACCGCTCCCTCTACAGCTGACCCCAGCACCCCCAAAACCACAACACGAAAGGTCGAGCGTATGCGCTTAGTCGCAGACATCGAGAGCGACGGTCTTCTCGACACAATGACCGTCATCCACAGCCTCTGCCTTCTCGACGTGGACACAGGCAAGCAGTGGTCCTGCACCGACCATCCCTTCGTTCATCCTGACGGCATCGAGGTCCTGTCCATTCGGGCAGGGCTTCAGCTGCTGATCGAGGCTGACCAGATCATCTTCCACAACGGCATCCAGTTCGACATCCCCGGCATCCAGAAGGTTGAGCCGTGGTTCGACGTGCCGCGTGAGAAGGTCCTCGACACCCTGATCCTGTCGCGCCTCATCTGGCCTGACATCAAGGAGCGGGACTTCACCCTCCGCAAGCAGCTGACCGCCAAGCTCCGCCGGGACTACCGCAAGGAGCGGCTGCAGTGGGAACGCCAGATCGAGAACGATCAAGAGGGCAGCCTCACGTTCCCCGAGGAAAGCAAGTGGATCAACGAGAAGCTGAAGCTCCAGTTCCCCGGCCAGCTGATTGGCTCCCATGGCCTTGAGGCTTGGGGCTACCGGATGGGCGAGTGGAAGGGCGACTACGCCAAGGAGATGAAGGCCAAGGGTCTCGACCCATGGGCCAACTGGAACG